CGTGTGTGCTTTGAGTGCAAGAACCACGTGGCCAAACATTGCATGGCTTACAAGGACAATTTTGGAAAACCCACAATGCAGTTGCGCTTCATCCTACAAAGGTGCCCAAAATTTGTGCTTAAAGGGAAGAAGCCTTTGACTGAAGAAGAGCGGCACCAAATCGACAAATCCACCCAACATCAGGAGAGAAACAAATGACCAAGACACCGCGCCAAAAAATCTTTTGGGCAATTTTTCTTTTGCCTTTTGTATTCTCAGCGGCCATTCAGTTCTTTCCGCTTTGGTTGTCTATTCCCACGGCATTCTTGTGCGGCGCATTCTGGCTAGGTGCCATAGTGACGTTGCGTTACTTACCAACGAAAGTCAAAGATGAGAACACTGGGAATTGATCCGGGCGCGACAGGCGCAATTGTGTTGTTGGAGGACGGCCAGCCCATTGAATGGACTGCCATGCCCACCAACAAGATTGGCACGGCTACTCGCGTGAATGCGGCCGCACTGACTGATTTCATTGCGTCGTGTTGTTGTGAGCACGTGTACGTCGAGCAGGTGCATGCAATGCCCGGCAACGGCGGGGTTTCGATGTTTAACTTTGGCCACTCATGCGGCACCGTCATGGGTGTGTTGGGCGCGATGGGCTTACCGCACACCATGGTGACACCACAGTCGTGGAAAAAGGCCGCAGGCTTGATTGGCACCGACAAGGACGCCGCACGGGCACGAGCAATCCAACTGTGGCCAAGGTGGCGCGAGTTGGACAAGAAGGGCAGGGGTCAGGCTTTGGCTGACGCCGCATTGATTGCAAAGTTTGCTTTACAGAGGAATGTGACATGACAGGTTTTAAATCAAAACGCAAAGCGGCGCAGGACAAACAAGAGGTGTATGACGGTGATTACGGGGGCATTGATGAATTTATGCACTGGGTGACCATCGTCATCCTTTTTTTGATGACCATCGTCTTCTTGAGTGCGGTGGCCGGGTTCATCTGGGCCATGCTATGACACGCGACAAAATTATCCGTATTGCTTTAGAAGCTGGGCTGCATTTGGCGACGGACGTTAATTGGATGCCAATCGTTCGGATTGAATATCTTGAATCTTTTGCCAAGCTGGTGCTGATGAACACAGACCCAAACTCGTTTATGTCGTACCAAGAGGGCGCAGAAGCAGGGCGTTTAGCCGAACGTGAGGCGTGTGCAAAATTGTGCGAGGCACAAGGCGAGTACGGCGATGAGCAATACGCTGACGCCATCAGGGCAAGGGGAAACACATGACTAAAGACGGCATAACATTAACCAACATACGGCATCCACGAGGTAAACCTGCGCTTGGTGATTTAAATCCTGAGTCATTAGAAACTGTGGAGATTGATTTGCCTGAGCCTATTGGGTATGTAAGCAAAGGTTCGGCAGAACGACTGCGAGGAGAAGAACACATGACACAAGATGAAATTGTTGAGATGGCTAGACAGGTGGAATTTGAGGCTGGCTTTAAATGGTGCGTCAACTTCATTGAACTTGTTGCCTTCGCCGCACTGGTAGCCGCCAAAGAACGTGAAGCCATAGCAAAGGTAGCAGATGGATGGCCCGACTACGATGTACAGGGATTGGCAGAAGCTATCAGAGCAAGAGGAGAGAAAGCATGACTGAACAACGCCCAAAACTAACGGTGATTCCATCCTCAGATCAAAAAGCTATGGGGATGGACTTGATGAACGAACTACGAGACGTTATCAACACACCAAAATACGACCACATGACAACTGCAACAGTAATGGGAGTTTTGGAAATGACAAAACTACATTACTGGCATTGCAATATAACTGGAGAGAACACATGACTGACAAAGAAGCAATGAAGCTGTCGCTTGATGCGCTGGAAGCGGATGAACTAGACATGGTTATTGGTAAAGATGGGCACATGGTTTACCGTAAAGAAAAAGCCATCACCGCCCTGCGCGAAGCCTTGGCACAACCAGAGCAGCGCAAGCCGCTGACGCGAGATGAAATTTCCGAGATCGCCGCGCAGTCTGGTGCTTATGATGAACAACTGCTGGCTTTTGCCCGAGCCATCGAAGCTGCCCACAACATCAAGGAGCAACCATGACTAACCGAGAAGTAATGCAGCAGGCGCTGGATGCGTTAGAAACATTGAGCAAACTTGGCAATGGGAAAACCGATGGCAACAGCATCGGCAACACAATTGCACAAGAAGCGCGAGAACATCTTTTTACTGCATTAGCGCAGCCAGAGCAGGAGCCTGTGGCTTGGGTTTGTTATGGAGCACCGGGAAAACGCGATATTGACTTTGAGGAAGCCGACATTAACGGACTGCCAATCGGAACTAATCTTTACACCACCCCACCCGCAGCACAGCCACCTCCCGAGTGGGAATTGATCAAGAACATCCTTGACGAATACGGGCTACAGGCAATCAGCTTTTTGGCTGAGTGGAAAGCAGCACAGCGCCCGTGGGTAGGGTTGACGGATGAGGAGGTGCAGTTTTACGCCCTGAAGCACAGTAAGCTGATCAATGTGGGTTACTACAAAATGACGCACACCAACGTGGTTACTGAAGCATTTGACAGCACCGGCTTTTACAAAGAAGTTTCAGCCGTCTTGAAGGAGCGCAACACATGAGCGAACAAAAAGACATCAATGAAGCGGTGACTTTTTTGTACACCCATGGCAAAAAGTATGCTGAGGCTAAAGCGCACAAGGGGTACCTCGACAACTTCACCAAAGCACTGATCGCCTCGTTGTCGATCAAGTTCATTGCAGAAGGGCTGGCCAAGTCAATGGCGCAAGCTGAAGCCATGGCGTATGCAGACCCGTCCTACGATGTCCACATCCGTGGCCTCAAATCGGCCGTAGAGGCCGAGGAAGGTCTCAAGTGGGCCCTGACCTCAGCAGAGGCCCGGATCGACGTGTGGCGCTCTCAGGAAGCCAGCAATCGCACTATGGACAGAGCGGCAGCATGAACGGCAGTTACAGCCAAGCCGAACGAGACTGGGTGCAACTAGTCAAAGAGCAACCCTGTTCAGTCTGTGGGCAGGCAGGCCCCTCAGACGCCCACCACATCAAACAGGGCCTGCACTACACCGTCGTGGCTCTGTGCAAGTCCTGCCATCAGGGCTCAAAAATGGGCTGGCACGGGGAGAAAGCCGCTTGGCGCATAGCCAAAATGGAAGAAATCGACGCACTCAACGAGACGATCAAGAGCATTCACCGGGGTTTGTAGCAAAAAAACGTATTAGGGTTTGCCCTAGTAAAAATAATTGAAAAAAGTCTTGCCAACAGAATCTAACTTCATGTTAGAATTCTTTTACCGCAACTTCAGCGGGTTTAACAAGGAAATGATCATGACAACAGTTCAAGCAACCATCCAAGCCCTCGCAACTGTCGAGAGCCTCAGCAACGACATCGACACACTCGCAGTGCTCGACCGTCAAGTCAAGACACTGACTTTACAGTGCAAGACCCTCAAAGACAACCTTGCCAACCAATATGGCGAAGGCAAATTCCGTGGTGAGAAGTACGGCGTGACCGTCACTATTGCTGATGTCAAAGGCACTGTCGATTACGACGCACTGTGCAAGCACTTCAACATCACCGAAGAGCAACTCAACTCCTTCCGCAAAGAAGGTTCTGCACGCATCACCGTGACACCAACAGCCTAATTGCAACGGGGCTTCGGCCCCATTAAGGAGAACACCATGAAATTTCAAAACACATTTTGCTCACAGTGCGGCGGCGAGTTTGGGCCCGGTGATCATGGCTACAGCCATTGCAAAAACCACCAACGGTTTGCTAACCATCTTGGCTACAGCGATGTAAACCCGTTTGAAGTTGTCAAAATCATCAGCGACAAAACCCTTGAAGTGCGCGAGATGAATGCAGAGCGCGACGAGAGCGTAAATCTGGAATTCCATGTTGGTGGTTTTAGTGCCCACTGCTCAAATCAACGTGATCAGAAATGGCACATCACGAGTGACGAGACCGCACCCACAATTCGCATTCGTTGGGGCAAGCAAGGTTGGAAAGACGCACACGGTCGCCGTTTCAATCTGAGCCACAAACCAACTAAATTTTACGATTACAACTTCTGAAAGAACATCATGAAAATCAAAACAAAAGTGCATATTCATTTCACCCAATATGCAACCGACGACAAAGGAAAATACGAAGTGTTCAGCATTAAATTGGATGATTCGGCTTATCGTTCGTATGTTGGAGAACAAGAAATTGAGATTGAAGTGCCTGATGACTTTGACCCACGAGCCCAACAGCTTGCTGTGTTGCAAGCCATGAAACAAAAAGTAATGGCTGACTACCAAAAGTCGGTCACCGACATCAATCGCCAAATTAGCATGCTGACAGCACTGGAACTTACCGTATGAAAATTCACCCCACCATTAAAACGTGGGGTGTGATCATCTTGATCTGCCTCGCCTATTACTTTGCAAAGGATTGACCATGAATGAAAAAAAAGAACTGAGTCCTCTTGCCCGGCAATTGCTTGGCAACAGTGGTGCCGTGAAGTTTTTTACCCAGCAGGAATTCGACGCCGCGCTGGCCATCGCCAAGGCTGAGATCATGACCGTGGCCATCCAGACCACCAAGACTGCCTTGCTGATCGAACGAGAAGCCTGTGCAGACCTTGTGAGAGACTTGGCAAAGGATCAAGCCATAGGCACCGCCCAAGTGCTTGAAAGCGCCGCTGAGGCCATTCTGAACCGCATACCGAGCCAAAGGCAATGATATGAACAAACGAGCGATTGAGTTGGTGCAACAAGTTAGCGAATCTTTAGAAAGGCGTATCAATGAAACCGTACATGGCGTGATGGAACAACACTGCGAACTTGCGGCCATGAACATCCTGATCAACGTAGGCACCAGCTTGCTGGCCAAGGCTTTGGTCATGACCGACCCCAGCAACAGGGACAACGTCAAAAACATTGCTTTCACAATTACGCAAATGAAATTGCAAGAAGGTCATGCGGCTGTGGAGTCCATGATTGCTATTTCCAAGGCCATGTTTCCCCAAGGTGGCTCCGACACCTGCCAACAACACCCCCCCAAAAAGACTTAGGGTTTGTCCCTATACAAATAAGTGTTGACGGCAGACTCTAACTTCATGTTAGAATCCTACTCACTGCAAAGTCGCAGGTTTATAGGAGATAAAAATGAAGCGCAAATACATCAAAGCATTTAACGCCCTCAAGAAGCTGGGCGTGCCAGTTTTCGAGCGTGACGACATGGACGGTCGGTTCCAGATCAGTGCAGAAGACCCAGAGTCTTACAAGTGGGCCGACTACTACGAGAGCCCATCAAGCTGGGCCTTCGGTGTCAATCCTAAAATTGACCAAGTCCTGCGCCAGTCTGGATTGTTTGCTGAGTGGATCAACCCCGGTGAACTTGGTGTGTACGAGTTATAAGGAGAACAAAATGGAAGACTTCAAAGCAATGGCCAAGATGGTCATCGAAACAACCGCCAAGGCACACAGCCTGATGGCCTACTGCGACTACATCGCCCACATCATCTCAGGCAAGCTGAAGACGCACGACAGCGAGAGCCTGCTGTCCGTGGTGACCAGCCCCAAGTACGACGTGACGCCTGATGGCAAGTTCGCCAGCACAAAGAAGACCATCATGGTTCAAGACCGTTACGGCAAGCAATACCGCATCACAGTGGAGGAAGCATGACCACATTGTGTGAAATATCCTTCTGCATCTTTGGAATGCTTGGAGCCCTTGGCTTTGGCATTCTTGCAGGCTGGCTTGGTGGCTTCGTTCACGGCTCATTCTGGAGGCAGAAATGAACCGCCAAGACATCGACGAAATGATGCGCCATTTGCCCAGCCAACAGCCCACCGAAACCACCACCCAAAAGTTCATCATTGGCATGTGGTTCGTCATGTTCCTAATTTTGTGCGTTTATGCACCCGACATCCGTTACCAACCAACTGAGGAGAAAACCCATGGCACCAGCCAAGAAAGCACCAGCCAAGAAGGTTGCCGCAAAGGCACCAGCCAAGAAAGCACCCGTGAAGGCCCCCAAACGGCCCGTGGCGGCCTCCAAACCTGAGGAGCGTACCTTTGCCATGCCTAAGGAGGTTCAAGAGTGGATAGAGCGCGCATCCAGCACGATGAAGCACCAAGCCACCCAAATCGCCGCCATGAAGGAGGAGATCGTGCAACTGAAGGCCTACAAGAAGTTTGCCGCCAATAAGATTCAGGGGATGAGTTATGAGTGACGATTACAAAGTACAAAACGCATACGAGGGCGGCTCATGCCAAGTGCAATACGCCGTCAAGCCTGAGACCTTGCACAGCGTTAGCGTGGAACTGCCAAAGCCCAAATACAACATCATTTTCCACAACAACGAGGGGTATGTGGTGGGTACCTTGGACTTCAATGGCCCCGGCTTGTATTTTGAGGGGAATGCCGAAGAGGGTGCCATTGTGTTTATGGATTGGATCAGCAAAATCTTTCAGCAACGCCTGAAGGACGAGTACGACCGTGGGTTTGCCGACGGGAAAGCCGCAAAGTGACCAAGCAGACCGACGACATCTTGGGAGAGGCCTACACCGATGCATTGCTATACGGTGTGGGCATCATCAAAATCGTTAACACAATGGCTGGCCCACGGATGAGCTACGTGCCCCGTGAAGAGTTCACGCAACTGGCCGAACACTTAAATTACGTGGTGGAAAACACCATGGACTTCACAGACACCCAGTCGAAGAGGTAAACTTCCAGTTATGCGCTGAAACGATTGCGCGACAAAGGACTGGAATATGACCGACAAAAAGACAAGAGTCGCAACACGCGAAGAGAAGATCACATCGCCCGGCGTGTACGAAATGCCCGTCGCGCCAAAGAACAAGGGCGGTAGACCATCCACATACGACCCTGACACCGCACGTAAGATGTGCGAACAACTTAGTGAGGGAATACCGTTAAGACAGATATGCAGGGAGAATGAAGGATTCCCAGCATGGAGGACGGTGTATGACTGGATGAGGAAAGACCCCGACCTTTCCACATCCATCGCGCATGCACGTGACGTGGGATACGACGCCATGGCCGAGGAGTGCCTGATGATTGCCGACACTCCCCTGCTGGGTGAGGAGGTCAGCGAAAGCGAGACGCCTGAGGGCACCGATGAGGACGGCAACGTCATTGTGCGCCGGGTGGTGACCATCAAAAAGGTGGACATGTTAGGCCACCGCAAACTTCAAATTGAGACCCGGCTCAAACTGCTGGCCAAGTTCAACCCCAAGAAGTACGGTGACCGAGTCACCCACAGTGGAGACGACGACAGCCCGGTGGTGATCGAGCACAACCTGAACGTGTTTGGTGACCTTCTCAAAGCCATCAAGCTACAGCGCCAATCGAGCATATGAGTGCTGTAGACGCAATCCTCGAAGATCAAGAGTATCTCGACGAGGAGTACGCCAAACTGAGCCCCGTCTCTCAAGCGGTGGTCAACTGGCAACTGAAGTGGCACAAAGAGGCCCACAAGCACCAGATCGAGCCCATGGGAGACTGGTGGTCATGTTGGTTACTTTTAGCTGGCAGAGGTGCGGGAAAGTCGCGTGCGGCGGCTGAAACACTTGCATGGTGGGCATGGGAGCAACCCAACACCCGCTGGCTGGTATCAGCCCCAACATCGGGTGACCTCAGGGGGGTTTGCTTTGAAGGCGACTCAGGCCTGCTCAAGGTTATCCCGGACGGCATGATCGCCAAGTACAACTCCAGCCTGCATGAGATATACCTCATCAACGGGTCATTCATCAAGGGCATCCCGGCGTCCGAGCCCGAGCGGTTCCGTGGGCCGCAGTTTCATGGGGGCTGGCTCGATGAGTTGGCCGCATGGGAGTACCTCAGAGAGTCATGGGACATGATCCAGTTCGGTATCCGACTGGGTGACCGCACCAAGCTGATCTGCTCGACCACACCCAAGCCAAAGGACGTGGTGATGGAATTGATCGAGCGTGAGGGCGACGACGTGGTGATCACCCGCGCCAGCACGTACAGCAACATTGCCAACTTGGCCAAGTCCTTCCAGAAGCAGATTCTCCAGTACGAGGGCACCAACCTTGGCAGGCAGGAGATTCATGCTGAGATCATCGACCCCGAGGAAGGCGGCATCGTCCACCGTGACTGGTTCAGGCTCTGGCCAGACGGCAGGCCCTTCCCCCGGCTGGAGTACATCCTACAGTCCTACGACTGCGCCACCAGTGACAAGACCATCAACGACCCCACGGGATCGATCACGCTGGGCGTGTTCAAGCCTGAGGACGGTGGCATGTGCGTACTGATCCTTGACTGCTGGCAAGACCACCTTCAGTACCCGCAACTGCGCCCCAAGGTCATCGAGGAGTTCGAGACCGTCTACGGTGAGGGCAAGACCCGAAAGCTGGTGGACGTGATCCTCGTGGAGGACAAGAGCGCAGGCATCAGCCTGATCCAAGACTTACAGCAGGCCCACCTGCCCGTGATTGCCTACAACCCCGGCCGGGCCGACAAGGTACAGCGACTGTCGATCGTGGCCAACATTATCAAAGCCGGGCGCGTGTGGGTGCCTGAGTCGTCCGTGCGCAAGGGCTTTGTCAAGGACTGGGCCGAAGGCATGGTCAGTCAGATATGCAGTTTCCCTGAAGGAGCGGTGCATGACGAGTTCGTGGACTGCATCAGTCAGGGGCTCAGGTACCTGAGGGATGCCGGGTGGATCAGCATTGACTACTCATCACGGGAAGAGATCGAGGAAGAGGACATCACCGACGCTGAGATATTCAACATGCGCGGCCGGGAGAATCCGTATGGAGCATGACGCTAGTCTGACTAGTAAGTAGAAACCCTAACTAGTCTGACTAGTACCAACAGGAGAAATAAATGTCGCATGAAGATTACATCTACATCAACGCAGGGCCCGGCTATGAAAAAGTCATCCAGCACGACGGTGTGCGCACTACTGTCTGCGAGAACCGATACGAACTACTTGCCAGCCCCACGGCAGAGGTGCCTGAGCAACAAGCCGTGCAAGCACTGCGTGAGTGGATCAGGGGGCGTAATGCGAAGGTCGTGCAATTGTCTGGGTGTGTGTCAGGGTGACGGACGGTGTCCTGATTGCCCAAATGCATGACCCCAAGGCATAATTGACATATTCAATGAGATCACCTATGGCAGAACCAAAAAACACGGTTAAGGCATATAAACTGTTCCGAGTGCATCAAGAGCATCCGGGCAAGCTGTTCCCGTTGTTTGTGGACTCCACCACCCCGGTAGAGATGGACAAATGGGTGGATGCAAAAGAAGGCGACATGGCCAATGGTAAGGTCAAGTCCAAGATTGGGCCTTTGGCGTATCGACCGGGGTGGCATGCGGGTGATCTACCTATGGCCACGCACATTGGTGAGAAGTCCGACTCCAAAAAAACCGCGCCCGACCGCCGACCTTCCAACCACGCATGGGCTGAAATAGAAATGCCTGACGACGTGGACTGGCAAGCTGAGGCCACCAAGCGCGGCACCAATGCACAAGGCAGGGTGGTGCCTGTGAAATCACACATCACCGACCAGATACCCAAGGGTGGCCACTACCGATACAAAACCAATCCCAACATGACGGGCAACTGGTTGATCGGTGGATCAATGAAGGTCAACAAGGTGTTGTCAGACGCTGAGGTGGAGCGCATCAACAAGAAAGCTGGCATGGCCGATCTGCCCCGATCCCAGCCATTTAAAAAGAAAGACTTTGGTTTTGCTCATGGTGGCTGTGTGGCCCCGGATGAGTGGAAAGCCGAAGAGCATGTGAACTACGCTAAAGGTGGCTCTGTGATGGGCATCAACGTGGCCACAGACCGCAAGTCAGGCCGCAGGTATGCCGACATGATTGTGGACGGTCACAAAACCCTTGAATCACGCAACAGTGACACCTTGCGACCCTATGTGGGAAAACGTGTTGCCATCGTCAGGACGGGTGAGGGCAGGGCCAAAGCAATTGGAGAGGTAACCATTGGTGAGCCCATGGTGGTCAACAAACAAAAGTTTCGGGCGCTGGAAGACAAGCACCACGTGCCCGAAGGATCAGCATTTGACATTAACACGCCGACCAAACACTTGTACCCCATGCATGACCCAATCCGATACGACAAAGAGCGTGACGTTGGGCATGGCATTGTGTCACGCAAGGTCATTGAAGAAGCCAAAGGAGGCACAGTGAAAGAACCTAAAAACACATGGGACTACGAGAACCAAAAGCACTTGACCAATATCTCTGGCCATGCCGCCCAACACCGTGATCTAAAAGACATCCCTGACGTGGCCAAGCACTTGCGTGAAACCCTGTCCGAAGGGCATCACCTACACATTGAAGACCCCCGCATTCAAAAGAGCATTGCTCATTATGGGCACGACTCATACTATGTGCGGGAAAAAGATGGCAAGAAAGCCCACGTAATAAACAAAGCAAAGGGGGGCGAAGTGCGTCCATCAACAGCCCAAATGAAAATTGAACTTGCCCAAAAAGGCAACAAGGTTGACCTTAAAAATATTGGAGTGAACGAAGCGCCAAGCATGTCGCCCAAGCACTTCTTCCCACCAGAACGAAGTGACATTGGTATGCCCAGCCCCGGTGGCGTGGCCACACCCAAAAAAGGCATGCCCATTGGTGGCGTAGATATGAGCAAAACTCAAGTCGGTCAACAGTTGATGCCAACACCTCCCCAGCCACCACAAGGTGGCCAACCACCCGGCGCTCCTCCTCCTCCCGGTGGCCCCGGTGCCCCTCCGGGCGCGCCACCCGGTGCCCCACCAGCGCCAGCAGGCAACTTGCTCCAGATGACACCCCAAGGCCAGACCATGGCCGCATTGAGTGGTGGTGCCCCCGCTCAAAAGTTGGCAAAGGGTGGCCAGCCGTCTGTGAACGAGATGAAGGCTGAGATGGCGGCAAAGAAAGACGACTCCAAAGAAAAGCGCACAACGATTACGGCCCCCGGCGCTGGTGGCGTTAAGGGCATTGTGGTGCCAAAGCATTTGATTGAGGGAAACCCCAAAGCAGGCGCTGAAGGGTTGAAAAACATGATGGATGCGAGAGCAAAGGTCTACGGGGAAGAGCACCGTGAACCTTTAAACCTTGGTCAGGTAGGAAAAATCCACAAGCAAACGCTTGAAGATCACTTTGCAAAACCAATTGAAGAACAAAAGAGTGCAGAGCAAGAGGCTCTAAATAAAATCCGCGCCGCCAAATTTATCAAGCACAACAGAGACACGCTAGACGAGTCTGAAAAGCTAGACACGGTGGAGCACGAGCACGACGATGAAGGTCGATCGCACGTTGGCTATGCGTCCAAAGGTATTGCAGGGCATGCGCTGTTTCCAAGAGGTCACGGCAAAGATATGGACTACAAGGTGATCAACACCTGCCCCGGTCAAACCGAAGGTTGTGGTGGCGGCAAGAGCGCCGAAGGCATCGTTGACACCAAGCAAGGTACATGCTTTGCGCCCAATGCTGAATCTCAATACGCCGCCGCCGTCAGTCGTCGCGCTGGCCACGCAATTGCCAAGCACGATCCTGCTATGACCCGCGACTGGATCATTGCTCACACTGGTTCAATGCGTAACGCATCAGATAGAGCAGACAAGCAAAACAAGCGCATGCTGTACCGTCCTAATGTTGTGGACGAGACTGACGTGTCCTCACGCCACGTCATTCGTCATTTGAACGAACAGCGCAAGATGGATGACAAACCACCGATCATTGCCAACTCATACGGCAAAACCAACGAGTTGCATGACCCAGAAAATGGCTACCATGTGACGCACTCAAATGTGGGCCCCAAAGTCAAAAAAGGTCAGGAAGTTAGCGAGAACATTTCCCGCGACAAAGCACGTGTTCGCAACACCGTGATGGCGGCTGATAACCAAGGCGACTTTAAAAACGAGCAGGGCAATAAGACGCCGCCCAAGGGCTCGTACATGGTGACTGACGTGAAGCGTGGCTCCCCCATGGCCAAGAAGATGGAAGGCGCAATCACCCACGCCAAGTACTGGACAACAGGACGCCCTGAGAATGAGTTGAGCGAGTCAGAGAAAGACGAGGGCCCGGAAGGCCACTACAGCGGCTCTGGACGCAAGACCGACGAAGACAAAGCCCACTACGGGCACACCACCCAAGATGGCTTGCGCTACGACTATCAGCGCCAGCATGTACTGCACCCACGCTTGGTTCAAGTAGGTAAAAACGATGACGGTACTCCGCACATAATTCCAACCGACTCACGGTTCAAAGACACTGAGTTCCTGCCAAAAAACAGGTACAAAACAAAGAACGGCAAAGATGCTGGCCACATCTTGATGACCACGCCCACTGAGTCCACCAGCAACATTGGCCATCAAACATCGTTCACACACAATGTGGGCGACAAGCACATCGAGCACGCGCAAAAAAACAATGGCGAGTACGAGATCGACAAGCCAGAAGATCAAGCCAAGGCCAAAGGCAAAGAGTACGCCGCACCTCAGGCAATCAAGTTCTATGCAGAAGGCGGCACCGTAGATGGCCGTCACCGTGGTTTCAGTCACGACGACTTCCATGCATTCCCTGAACAAAACGTGGTGGCCCAGCGCCACTTGGCTATGCGTCACGGTGAAGATGAACATAAACAAGGCGCTCCAAAAAAAGCTGTTGTTGTTCACAACTCATTGGGCGCAATGCAACTTGAAATGTTAAAAAACAAAAAGGCTAAATGATGGCAACAAAAAATTTAGGCGATCTTGACATTGAAGAACAAGAAGACGGCAGTGCCGTTGTTGATCTTCCCGAGATGAGCACGGAAGAGCAAGAAGACGGCTCGGCCATTGTTGACATTGATGACGGGCCAGAATTTAACCCCGAGTTTTACGACAATCTTGCAGACAGCATTGACCCCAGCGTTATTTCAACACTGGCATTCAGGTATCTTGATTTACTTGAAACGGACAAAGAAGCGCGCTCACTGCGCGACAAACAATATGAAGAGGGCATCAGGCGCACTGGTATGGGCAATGATGCCCCCGGAGGTGCTACCTTTATGGGTGCATCTAAAGTGGTTCACCCTGCCATGGCTGAGGGCTGTGTGGATTTTGCCAGCCGCGCAATTAAAGAAATGTTCCCGCCTGATGGCCCTGTCAAGACCAAAATTATTGGCAAGATGGACGACCTCAAGTCGGCAAAGTCGGAACGCAAACGAGACTTTTTAAATTGGCAAATTACTGACCAAATTGAAGAGTTCAAAGACGAGCAAGAACAGTTGCTGACCCAGTTGCCACTGGGCGGTTCACAGTACTTTAAGCTGTGGTTTGACGAGCAGAAAAAACGCCCATGCGTGGAGTTCTTGCCAATCGACCGTGTGATCCTGCCCTTTGCGGCCACCAACTTTTACACGGCCCAGCGCGCCGCTGAAGTCCACGAAATCACGCAGTACGAATTTGAACGACGCATCCGCACTGGCATGTACCGTGACGTAAGTTACATCAAAGCCTCTGGGACGTTAAATCAAAACAAAGTTGAGCAAGCCAACAACAAAATTGAAGGCAAGCAATTTGAGGAAAATAAAGATGGCCTGCGCAAGGTCTATCACATCTACTGCTACTTGGAGTTGGAAGACGACAAGGCAACCAAAGGCGATTACGCACCCTACATCTTGATGGTTGATGAACTTGACAATCAAGTTGTGGGTTTGTATCGCAACTGGGAAGAGCAAGACGATACCCGCACCAAACTGGACTGGGTTGTAGAGTTCAAATTCATCCCGTGGCGCGGCGCGTATGCCATTGGGCTACCTCACCTCATTGGAGGTCTCAGCGCGGCCTTGACGGGTGCATTGCGTGCCTTGCTGGACACTGCGCACATCAACAACTCGGCCACCATGCTGAAGTTGAAGGGAGCCAAGATTAGTGGCCAGTCACAACAGGTTGATGTCACCCAGATCATTGAGATTGAAGGCGCGCCCGGCGTGCAGGACATTCGCCAAATTGCAATGCCAATGCCGTTCAACCCGCCCAGCCCCGTGCTGTTTGAGTTGCTGGGTTGGTTAGATACAGCCGCCAAAGGCGTGGTCACCACCAGTGAAGAGAAGATTGCTGATGTCACAAGCAATGCGCCCGTGGGCACCACGCAGGCTTTGATTGAACAAGGCGCGGCAGTGTTTTCATCGATTCACTCGCGCATGCACGACTCACAAGCCCGTGTGTTGAAGATTTTGTGCCGTTTAAACCGCTGGCACTTTGACGAGATGAAAAAAGGCGACATTGTTGCCGACTTAGAAATCAACCGCGACGATTTTGAAAAGAACACCGACGTGGTGCCTGTGTCTGATCCTCATATCTTCAGTGAGACTCAGCGCATGGCACAAAACCAAGCCGTGTTGGCGTTGGCAGAAAAGCACCCTGAGCAGTTCAACATAAGTGCTGTATTGAGCCGCATGCTCAAACAAATGAAAGTGCCAAACATCAATGAGTTGATGAAAGACGTGCCATCACCAGAACAGCGTACATCGGCCGACGAAAACGCCGCCATGCTTGTTGGTCAACCAGCCTATGCGTACTTGCAACAAGATCACATTGCGCACATTCAAGATCACTTGCAATTTGCAATGAACCCGTTCTTGGGACAATCTCCATTTGCAGACCCAAATTACTTAAACAATTTGATCGAGCATTTAAAACAACACATGACGCTGTGGTACCTCAACCGCTCCAACGGTTACGTAGAAGAGTCTGTGGGCAAGCCTGTGGACGACTACGACGATCCAGCACTCACAGCCACCATTGACAAGGTCTATACCGCTGTGGGCGCGCATGTCATGTTGGACACCCAACAAGTGTTTGGCCAGTTCCAGCAAGCCTTGGCATCGCTTGTTCAAATGGCACAGCAACGCAAAGGCGCTCCACCACCACTGCCAGCAGACGCTCAAGTGGTCAAAGACACCAGCATGGCCGAGACTCAACGCAAGACTCAAGCAGATCAAGCAAAGTCGCAATACGACCAAGCCAAATTGCAATTTGACAACCAAAAACTTCAGATGGACAACCAAACAAAAATTGCCATCGAAAATTCAAAATTGACGCACGAGACAATTCAAAATATGTCGCAGGCGCAACCACCGCAGGAACCACCTGCACAACCCCCGGCAGTAATGCCACAACCTCAAGGAGTTCCAAATGTCAACCAGTGAATACGAACAGAGAACCATCAATGTGCCTCAGCACAAACGCATTGCCATGGGCGAAAAGTTGGATGGCACAACCATGCAACCAAAAGGGAAAAGCGCCAGCAACGGCAAAAAACCTTCTGGTGGTTTAGCAAATCTCAAGAAAAAAAATGCTTGAAGCATTGATTCACAGAGTAAAAATACGCCAAGCTGATTTGCATTTAGCCCTTGCACATGGGGTTCCTGCATCTTGGGATGGCTACCAACGTATGGTCGGAGAGTACCAAGGACTGCAATTAACCTTGGACATGATTAACGCCATGTTGGATGAAGAGAAGAACCAAGATTGATAGCCCCACTCCGGGGTGAGACCGCGCTGACTAAGCGCATAACGATGCACCTGAAATATGGTGTTAGGAGTTGATGATGAGTGAAGTAAAAAAAATTGTGGCTTTCGAGTCCACAAATGACATGCCAGACTTGCAAGAGTTGGCGTGGGCTTTCCCAGATATACATCCGGGAATGGCACCGCTTGGTGGGCGAGTAATCGTTCAACTGCGGCGCATTAAAAAGAAAACAGGACGCATCGTTCTGGTTGAAGAAACCAAAGAGAACGAAAAATGGAACAACATGATTGGCAGAGTCGTGTCTGTTGGCCCATTGGCGTACAAAAATCGTGACACCATGACTGCATGGCCTGAGGGCGCGTGGGCTGAGGTGGGCGATTTCGTTCGAGTCCCTAAATGGGGCGGTGATCGCTGGGAAATTAAAAGCCGAAGCGATGAAGAGAACGAAGACCCGGTGTTGTTTATGACGTTGAACGATCACGAGTTGATTGCCAAAGTCACCAGCAACCCACTTTCTTTCAAAGCCTACGTATAACAGGAGGAAACAATGGCTGATCCAAACAACAAAGAAGACGATATTGCAATCGTTGAGGAGCAAGATGGCTCCGCAGTGGTTGATTTACCTGAAAAAATGCTTCAAGGCGATGGCTTTGAAGAAAAATCGGAGGGTGGCACCGTTCGTGATGAAGATGCAGACCATCCAGATGACAATGATGAACTTCGATCGGCTAAACGTGGCCGTCGAAGAGCCAAAAAAGACTTGATTCGCAAGACAAATCAGGAAAAAGACGTTCGTTTGACCGCTCTACAGCGTGAAAACGAAGAATTCAAGCGCCGTTTAGGTCAATTGGAGCGAAATACCAAATCCGAGCACTTGGTTCGCATTGACAAAGGCCTTGAAGACGCTCAAACCCGGCTTGAATACGCCAAAATGAAGCTGTCTGAGGCCACTCAGAACGGCGATGGCGAGGCAATGGTGTCAGCCCAGACCATGTGGCAAGCCGCACAGGAAGAAACCCGTAATTTGACTGTTTTGCGCCAACAGGCTGACCAAGAGTTGCGCCGTCCCCAGCAAAACAACGAAGCGCCTGATCCTCAGGTTCAACGTCTGGCCACACAGTGGATGCGCCGCAATAAATGGTACAACCCGGCCACCACAGACCCGGATAGCCGCATTGCCAAGAAGATTGATGAGGTCATGGTGACTCAAGGGTGGAACCCAACCGATCCCGATTATTGGGAAGAATTGGACAGCCGCTTGCAAAGAGAGTTGCCTCACCGCTACAATAATTCCAATGACAACGAATCTCGTGGTGTCAGACGACCAAGGAATGTTGTGGGAAGTGCAGGACGCGAGGCTTCGGCCGCTTATGGAGGTTCCAATCGAACCCAATTTGTTTTATCACCTGACCGAGTCAAGGCGATGAAAGAAGTGGGTGCGTGGGAAAATCCTGAGCGCAAAGCACGAATGGTCAAGCAGTTCATTGAATTCGATCGTATCAACGGTCGCCGCAACTAATCTAAGGGGAAAACATCATGGAATCACGTTTAAAAAAATCTCTCAATGCTGGTGGCCGCAATGATCGCGCAAGCGAGGACGCAAGCCGCAAAGCACCTGAGGATAAGTTCATTTCAAATCAGGAACGTCGCAAGATGTGGAGTGAGGAATGGACGCAATCAGCATTGCCAAAACTGCCCGACATGGACGGGTGGCACCTTTGCTGGCTTTCAACAACCAACAGCTACGACAGCATAGATAAGCGGATTCGCTTGGGTTACGTTCCCGTTAAATCGGACGAGTTGCCCGGCTATGAAGACTATCGCGTGAAGTCAGGTGAGCATGTTGGATACATCTCATGCAACGAGATGTTGTTGTTCAAGTTGCCTATGGATATTTACCAAGAGGTCATGACTTACCACCATCACGATCAACCTCGTGAAGAGGCTGAGAAGATTCGTGTCCAAGTGGCAAACCTCCAAGGACAACGGGACAGCAACGGAAAGTCGCTTGTGAATGTTGAGGGTGAAGGTATTGGCTCTATTGAACAGCAACCCAATCGAACGCCCGTATTTTCGGGTTAACTAAGGAGTAAATTATGAGTACAACCTCTGCTCCGTTTGGCTTGCGTCCTGCGTTCCATCCTTCTGGTTTGGATCGCGCACAGGCGCTGGCTGGCGGTATCGTTTCGGGCTACGCCTCGAACATTTTGAAGGGTCAACCCGTACAGTACGGCACGACTGCAAACAGCGGTACCTTGGGTACCATTGTCATCGCCGCCAATACTGGTGCGTTTGTTGGCGCGTTTGCTGGTGTGCAGTGGACTGATACTACTGGTCGTGCCCGTGTTTCCAACTACTGGCCTGCAAGCACTGCGTACACCGCAGGAACTTGCGTTGCTTATTTCTACAACGACCAAAACATCGTTTATGAAATTCAGTCGGATGCGACTTTGGCACAAACGTCTATTGGTAACGAGTACAACTTCAGCAACATTGCCGCTGGTTCCACAACCACTGGTTTGTCGCAAGCAACTTTGGGCGCATCAACTGCCGCAGGTAGTGCTGTTCAAGGTCAAATGCGAATTGTTGATATTGCACCGTATCCGGGCAATGAATGGGGTGACGCTTACGTTATTGTTCGCGTTGTTGTAGCCAACTCGCAATTCTTCGGTGCTGTCACCGCAATTGCTTAACTAGCCAAGGAGTAAAAAATGGCCGCACCAATGCGCAGTACGGACTTCCGTTCAATTGTCGAACCCATCTTGAATGAGTGCTTTGACGGAGTCTATGACCAACGTGCCGACGAGTGGAGCCGTGTGTTCCGCGAAGAAGACGGCATTCCACGCAACTACCATGAAGAACCCGTCTTGTACGGTTTCGGAGCCGCACCTCAGTTACCTGACGGTACGCCCGTAACCTATCAACAAGGTGGTGTGCTCTTCTTAAAACGCTACCTGTACAAAGTGTACGGTCTTGCTTTTGCCTTGACTAAAGTCTTGGTTGAAGACGGCGACCACATCCGTATCGGTCAGGTTTATGCACGTCACTTGGCTCAGTCTTTGGTGGAAACCAAAGAACTGTTGGCCGCTAACGTGTTGAACGTCGGGTTCAACAGCGCATATCCCGGTGGCGACGGCGTGTCTTTAATCAGCACTGCCCACCCCATCGTGAACGGCACGTTCAGCAACCAATTGGCTACTGCCGCCAACTTGTCCCAGACTTCTCTGGAGCAAATGTTGATCCAAATCCGTCAGGCTGTGGACAACAACGGCAAGAAAATTCGTTTGGTTCCACGTCAACTGATTGTGGCTCCCGGCAATATTTTCCAAGCTGAAGTTTTGCTGAAATCTGTGCTTCGCACAGGTAACGCAAACAACGACATCAACCCCGTCAAGTCTATTGGCTTGCTGGACGAAGGTGCCGCTGTGCTTTCTCGTTTGACTTCATCCACTGCGTTTTTTGTTCAGACCGATGCACCTGAAGGCTTTAAGCTGTTGATGCGTCGTCGTTTGGAAAAAACCATGGAAGGTGACTTCGAGACCGACACCATGCGTTACAAAGCTACCGAGCGTTATGACCTCGGCTTTACAGACCCACGTTGCGCCTACGGCACACCCGGCGTCTAAAGTGACAGGGCTGGCGTAAAAAACCAGCCTTTTTTTTAACTGATCATGCTTTTCAAGGAGAAGATCAAATGCCTCAATTTTCCGATGACCTATTTTTAGGCCCTGCCGAAACCTACATGGGTACGGGTCTGCGCCCGTACACCTCAACATTTACTGGCTCGATTGCTACGACAACATTGACGGTCACCGCAATGCTGTCTGGCTCACCAATTGTGCTTGGTATGTACATTGATGGTTCTAGCGTCACTGATGGTTCATACATCACCGCATTTGGCACTGGCACTGGTGGCACAGGTACTTACACGGTAAGCGCATCGTCCACAGCGTCTAGCACCACAATTACTGGTCATACCAATGTGCCTCTTGATAACCCTGCTCCTATGGACTTGGGTGTTGGCCCTCTGGGTCGCATCTACGTTTGGGACATCGTTCCTCAAGCCGCCGTCACCAACAACATTGCTGTGTCGCAAACTGCCGCCGCTGCTGGTGCTGTAACCCTGACTGCTGGTACTTCTGTAAAGTCTGCCACTACCGCTGGCGGTGTAGCCGTGTTGCAGTTGGATTGTCCTCGTGCTGTTAAGGTAAATTGTTCCACAACTGCTCGTGCATTTACTGTCAGTGGTTACGACTACTATGGACAGGCCATGAGTGAAGTTATCACTGTGGTAACTCCCGCAACTGCTGTGACTGGTTTGAAAGCTTTTTACCAAATCAGTGGCGTGACTATTGCTGGCTCTGCAACTGTTGTTGTGGTTGGTACAAGCGACGTTCTGGGAATCCCAGTTCGCGTGTTCAACGTCTCATACGTTGCCAGCGTCAAGAGCAACAACGCACTGGCACAAGATGCTGGTACGTTTGTAGCCGCCGCAACTGCTACTGCAACCACTACTACGGGAGACGTGCGCGGTACCTACACCCCTGCCACTGCATCGAACGGCATCGTTCGTACAACAATGGGAATTCTGTTGCCTGCCATCGCTGTTGGCCCTAACGCAACTCGCGTTGGCGCTCTCGGCGTAACTCAAGCCTAATAGGAGGTCGTTATGGGACAATTTAAACCAATGGTCAAAATGATGACCGATGAGCCTTCAGTTATTCTGAAACTGAAAAAAGGCGGCAAAGTTAAATCCAAAGCCGCTGGTCAGTCCGACGCTTTCAAATCCATGGCAAGTAACAATTCCAAGGTGTTTGAAGACGCTGAAAGTGGCATGGCTCCTAAAAAACCATCCATGGCTGTGCGTCGTCGCGCAATGAACCCCAACATGTATGCCAAGGGCGGCAAAGTCGCTCACAAGCAAATGGGTGGTGGTATGCCTATGGCCGCAAGCCCCGGCATGGTGCCCGGAGCCACTTCACCTGCTCCTGCGCCTATGCAGGCTATGGGTCGTAACGCTTTAGCTGGTATGACGCCAAACAAACGCGCAATGCGTGCCGCCATGGTTCAAAAGGCTTTGTCTGGCATGAAAGACGGCGGTTCTGCTGAGTGCAAGTCTCTTATGAAAGAGTTGAAGCACCACGAGTCAATGTCTGCCCAGCGCGCTCACGGCAAAGCTGGTGGCGGCAAAGTCAGTACTTACGCCAAAACCAAAATGGATACTGCCAAAAAAGACAGCGCCCATGGTACTGGTGAAGTCAAAGAAGGCAAACCCGGTGGCTATGCCATGGGCGGTAGCATCATGGGCAACGAGAAGGCCTATGAGAACACCAAGATGCACACAGCAAAGCGTGACACAGCCCATGGTACTGGTGGCATTAAAGAACGCAACGCAGGCGGTTTTGCCAAGGGTGGCAAGGTGCCCGGCGTAGGTCGCGCCATTGAAGGTGGCAACTGGGAAAACCGTCCTGCTGACACAGCCAAGCCCGGCATCAAGAACGGCACCACTGGTGGCGTGAAAGAAGCAAATGCTGGCGGCTACAAAAAAGGCGGTGCCGCAAAAAAGCGTTTTGCTACGGGGGGTCAAGTCGTTGATGACGGCAAGGCAGTAAAGATGCCTCGTCACTTCGTCTCGCGTCCCGTAGCCAACAGCTTGCAGTCTGGCACCTTTGCCAAGGGCGGTAAGGTTGAGAAAGAGGAGAAGCCAAACCTTCGCCTCGTCAAGACCCATACTGGCCCAAAAGGCCATGTAGCAAAAACCTACAAGGACAGAGATTATGGTGAGTACAGAACAAAATTCTTTACTCCCGAAGGCAAACACTTGCCCGATTCGGACAACCATACTGATGCCCTTGACGATGCCTTTGGGACTGCACAGTCTCAAGTCAACAAAGGATACAAAAAAGGTGGCAAGGTTCGTTTTGCAGAAGGTGGTA